GATTCTCGATTGAAGGCGTTTTCAACTTGATTGACACGAAAGAAGAACAAGAAATGGCGCTAATTTTTACGGAATTATTGAAGTTGAAATTAGAAATCAATGGATAATTATAAACTTGTATTGAATTCGTTACAAAATTATGTTGCAAAAAAAGCGATTGTAAAAAACGCAATGAATAAAAATGAATTCCTTGTCAAAGAAATGGACAAAATGCAATCAAAGATTGAATCGAATGACTTGATCGTTGAAAGCAACAAATCTTCGCGAAGTGAAATCAATTCTTTGAGGGAAAACGCGAATGAAATCTTGATGAATCGGTCAACGACCGCAATGCAAAGAAACAAAATCAATCAATTTTTAAGACAAATCACGAACAATTAAACATAATATATATAAACACAAATAAACATGAATAAAAATTTTAAAAAAGTAATGGAGTTAATTGCTGAAATGAAACAATCATTCGCAAGCGCTTCGCAAAAATTCGAACAAGCTACTTTAATGGACGGAACAATCGTTGAATTCGAAATTTTTGAAGTTGGTCAACCGCTTTTTGTAGTTACGGAAACGGAAACAATACCCGCACCGGAAGGAACGCACGCTTTGAGCGGTGATCTTGAAGGCGTTTCGGTTGTTGTTGATGCCGACGGAATAATCGTTGAAATAATTGACGAAAGAGCAACCGAAGAAGTTGTTGTCGAAGAAGCTGCGACCGAAGAACAAATGTCAGTTCAAAAAGTTGAAAGCATAATCAATGCAAAATTAGAATCATTCGCAACAAGCATCGAAGCCGTTGCCGAAATGATGAAAGTTATTGCCGATACAAACAATAATTTGTCGAAAGAAATCGCGACGTTGAAAGGTGAATTCGAAACCTTCAAGTCCGCACCGACAAATAACACAAATGAAGGCGAGAAATTCGCAAAAGTTGGCAACTTGACCGCCAAACAAGAATGGTTAAAATATAATAAAAATAAATAAAATGTCATTAAAAAAATACCTTAAAACATCGTTTGACTACGATGTGTCCGCATTATCGCCATATACTGACGAAATTCGCGAAGATCTTATTGTTCGTTCGGTTACCGAAGCGGAAACATTAAGATATATTGCTATCCAACAAGGAATCAAAGGAAGCGAAGCGTTAAACTTATTAGACGATTCAATCCTTTATCAAACCGGCGATTGTACAATGACACCGAACGGTGACACCGTATTCACACAACGTGACATATCGGTTGAAACAATCGGTTACATGAAACAATTTTGTCAAAAAGACCTTGCCGGATTTTGGGCGCAAATCGCGTTGACACCAGGCGCAATGGCCGAAGACAAAACTTTACCTTTCGAAGCGCAAATCACTGATTACCTTTTGAAGCTTCATGCAAGAGAATTGGATAAATTAATTTGGAATGGTAACATCGTTTCCGGTTCTGGAAACATGGCATTCATGAACGGATTTAGACAATTTTTAACAACGGCGAATGGTTGTGTCAACTTGAACACTTCATCAACCGTTTCGATTTCCGCTTCGAACGCTTACGATGTATTTTATGAATGTTTCACCAACACACCGGCGAACGTTGCCGAAGGCGAAGAATTCATTTGTTTCACTGGTCGTGAGAATTTCAACTTTTTATTGAAGAATTTAGTTGATTTAAATTTATATTCTTTCAATCCAGGTGAATTCGCAACAATGAACGAATTATTATTACCAGGTTCAAACATGCGAGTTGTTAAAGTAAACGGATTGAACGGAACTGATAATATATACACTGGTCGTTCAAGTCACTTTGTATTCGGAACTGATTTATCTTCGGATTTCGAATCTTACGACCTTTGGTATTCATTCGATGACGACGTGATTTATTTACGATCTAAATTCCGCGCTGGCGTTCAAGTACCTTTCTTGAATCAAATCGGAGTTTGGAACGGAACATCTTCACCGTCTTAATTAAATAAAATATAAACCACGACGGCCGGGCAACCGGCCTTCATTAAAAAAATAGAAAAATGAGTTTATGTGATATGATCGCCGGCTACAATGACCGGACATGTACAAACGGAAAAGGCGGAATCAAGTCGGTTTTATTGTTCCCTTTGGGTGCAACTTCCGGCGCGGTTATTCTACCAGGATCAAACGAAGTTACGGCCTTGACTGTTTCCGGTGAAACTTTTCTTTACAAGTTAAAAAGTAATTTGTCAAGTTATACCGCACCAATTAAAGTTGACAAGAACAACGGAACATTGTTCTACGAACAAAGTTTGTCAATGATAATTGCATCCGACAATAAAGAATTAAGAAGTGAAATTCACTTGCTTGCACAAAATGAAGTCGTTTGTTTGGTTGAAAATGCTGACGGAACAATTGTTGCGCTTGGATTCGGCGAAGGACTTCAAATCGCGGACGCGAATGAATACACTTCTGGCGTTCTTAAAGGCGACCGACGAGGACATGTGATCGTTCTTAATGGAATGGAAAACGACGAAGTTCCCGATGTTGATCCGGGACTTTACGCAACATTATTGTTACAACAATCACCGGTTATTTAATAACGTTTAGTTTGGTTAATTAAGAAGGGAAAGGAAAAATGATTTCTTTCCCTTTTTTTTTGTAATTTTAGCACTATGAAAATAAAAAAGGAATTTATCGGATCAAAATGTTGGTCACCAGTTATGTCAAGATTCTTCGTTATTGAAGAAGGCAAAGAAGAACTTTATTGCAATCTTGGAATCTTTGACATTTACGAAATTGAAAAACCAAAACTAATAAAAAAAGAAAATGTTATTAATACAAAGAAACGGAACGACGCCATTAATAGTGACGGTGACGGAATTGACAACGATACCGAATCCGGCGTTTTTATTTGAGTTCATCCACGAACAAAGCTTCAAGGAATATCGCTGCGTATTGAATAACATTTCAACCGCAACACCGCGATTCGATGAATTTTTATTGATTGACGGCGTTGACGTGAATTTTGATTACAACGGATATTATATTTATAACATATACGAACAACAATCGCCAGGGAATCTCGATCCGGCCTTGACCGTTTCAATGGTTGAAACCGGACGCGCCGAAGTCATCGAACTTGATTCGCCGTCGAATGAATACGATTCACCGATTTATTTCAATATATATGAACAATAAAATAAAAATGACTTCGCTTTCCTTTCGAAAGGAATTTATCAAACCAGATGAAGAAAAAGACCGCGCGCTTGGTTTTATCAAGTGGGGAAAGAAAAATGATTATCCTTATTTTTTAGTTGACCTTTTCAATGGATCGGCCTGGCATCAAGGAATAATTAAAACGAAAACTTTTTATATTGCCGGTGGTGGCCTTGAAATCGTGACCGGTGACATGCAAGCTTTCATTGACAACCAGTATTCACATTTCGACATGAACGAAATTGCCGAACGATTAGCATTCGACTTCGAACTTTTCGGCGGTTTTGCGGTCAAAGGAACTTGGAATCGCGAAGGAACACGCGTCGCAAAATGGGAATACTTGGACGTTGACGCAATAAGAATGACCGAAGACGAAAGAATTTATTATTTATCGGACGATTGGACGGCAATGAACCAGTCACCGGAAAAAACAAACCTTCGAATGTTTCCGGCATTGGATGAAACCAATAAAACCGGTTCATTCATTATATATTACAAAGAACCGTCAAAGCGTTCAAGAAAAGAAAAAGGAATTTATCCGAAACCAACATACAATGGCGGATTGACGGCTATTCAAACGGATGTTGACATCGCGAAATTTCACATGTACGAACTTCAAAACGGATTTAAGTCCGGAACGCTTATCAACATGCCGTCCGGATTCCCGGAATCAACCGAAGAATTGCATCGAATTACGGAATCAATCAAAGGACGAACGCAATCGGTTGAAGACGCCGGCGAAATCATTATCACTTTTTCCGACGGAAAAGATTTAGCGCCAACGGTTCAACAATTGAACGGCAATGACCTTGACAAGCGTTATGAAGTGACGGCAGCATCCGTTCAACAAAATATCTTGGTTGCGCATTCAGTTACCGCACCG